AAAAATTTCATCTGCCTGTCCTCACAGAAGTCCTCCGCTGCGGACCACTTAGCGCGGTTCTTAGCGTAAGTTAGGACTTCCCTCTTCCAAGAGGCAGTCTTACGTTTTGGATTCTCATTCGGTGCTTTAGTTTGTTTCTTGGGTTTAACTTCGATCAGATATTTACTGACCATGCCTGACTTAGACACCACTTTGATGTAGAAGTCAGGATAGTAGCGGTGGATCCGTCCGTCTGTTGGACAACGGTAAGGAATGATTACTTCCTCGCTACCCCACTCAACTATGGAGGTGTTCATGTCACAGAAATACATAAACTTACGCTCCCACAGACTTCTATAAATGATACGGGTAGGGTTACCCTTATACTTCTGTGGATGCTTGGGTTTATAGATCCCTGAATACGCCATAAATATAAATATACCACCACGATTATTTAGCGTGTCAATTAAGAACTTCATGTCTACGATTATCGCTCATGGCGGTATGTCGTATAGTAATAATTATGATGTGGAGTGGATATTTCCCACCATCAACAATGCAAACTCTTCATTATCTGATAAGTTAAATGATTTTGGGTTTGGATTGCAGAGTGGTGGAACTCAAGGTTTCGGTGACCAGGAAGGATTTGCAGGAGGATTAAACTTCGGCGGAGATGCTGGTGCGAAAGGCACTGTCATCAAATACTTCTGTGAGGAAGCACAACTTCCAAACATTTCTGCGATGACTGGTCAAACTACTGGTAGATTACTTGGCGAAGGTCAAGTAAACTATGCACACACCAGACTCTATACTGACTTCCAGTTGGGGTGGATTTGTGATGCAGACCTGACTCCATTGAAGTTCTTGAACCTGTGGTATGGTCATATCTTTGGTGAACTCGATGTTACTGGTAGGGAGATTGACCCGTTGAATCTAACGAGTCAAAACTTATCATCGGTCAAAGCACAAGCTGCTGGTGGAAATAATATTCTGTCAGACAGAACTGTTAGACTGAACTACCCCGAAGAATACATGGCAAAATGTATCATCACCAAGACAGAAAAGGGAAGCTACGCTTCCAATGAGCGAGCATCTATGTCTTACACATTGCTTGATTGTTTTCCTTATGCTATTGATGCCGTGCCTCTATCTGCAGGCACATCTCAGGCAACTAAAGTGACAGCAAACTTTTATTATTCTAAGCACACGATCACATACAATAGAATCCAAGGCATCAAACCATCTGGGAAGAAAATCGACAACCCTATTGCAAATTAATTGAATCATTATGGCATTACCATCACTTGCTGCACCAACTTATGAAACTGAGTTGCCATCAACAAAAAAGAAGATCAAGTATCGTCCCTTTCTAGTTAAAGAAGAGAAGGTTCTCCTGCTCGCTACTGAAAGTGAAGACAGGAAAGAAGTTAAAGATGCAGTCAAGACTATCGTCAAGAGCTGTGTCCTATCTAGAATCAAGGTAGAAGATCTTGCAACATTTGACCTAGAGTATCTGTTCCTGAAGATCAGGGCAGCATCTGTTGGTGAAGATGTTACCATGAAGATCACATGTCTCGATGACAATGAGACTAGAGTTGACTACACACTTGACATCTCAGATATTAAAGTTACTATTCCTGAAGGACACGATAGAAAGATTGAACTGACTGACAAGGTTGGTATGATCATGAAGTATCCTGGACTAGATGAGTTCGTTGACCTGACACTAATGGGAACAGAACTAAATGATCCAGAGAAAGTATTTGAAACCATCGCTAGATGTATTGATCAGATCTACGAGGGCGAAGAAGTATATGATGACAGCACTACCACTTTCAAAGAAAAGATGCAGTTCGTGGAGTCACTCACACAAAAACAGTTTGAAAGTGTAAGAAAGTTTTTCACAACGATGCCTGTGCTACGTCATGAGTTTAAGGTAACCAATCCAAAGACTGGTGTTGAATCGTCCTACACGTTGGAGGGTTTGCAGTCTTTTTTCGGGTGAGCATGTTCTATAATACGTTGGAAAACTATTTTAGAACAAACTTCTCTCTCATGCAGCACCATAAATACTCTTTGACTGAGATTGAAGGAATGATGCCTTGGGAGAGAACAGTTTATGTTTCTCTTCTGAACCAGTGGATTAAAGAACAAGAAGAAAAAATCAAAGCGCAACAAAATGCCTGAGGTTGATCCTAAAAGGAAGAAGAATCTAAAAGAACTCATCGACCGCATGGAGAAAGGGTTCGATGAGAACTTGCTGGATCCTCTTGTAGATTCTGTTGTCAATGAACCTGAGAAACCACTGCCGAGCGAGAGCAAGGTCAAGGCAAAGAAGATAAAGTATAAAGTTATCGAAGTCGCACCCACTGGCAAGGGTGAGAGTCTTGCTGAGTTTCTTGGTGCTAAAGTTGGAGAGTCATTCTCCATGGCAGCAAAGGCACGTAGTGCTGACAAGGGACTTGCCAAACCACCAATGTTTTACTTAGGTAAAGCATTAAGCAATCAGTTTGGCGGTGATCTAGTAAACAGAACCAAAGGATATGTCTCTGCTAAACCAGATGACACACAAGATCCTGCACTAAGCAGGAGTCAAAGGTTCACTGCGAGTGTGCAACCTTTCATGAATGAGCAGGGACCACTCCCTCCTCCAGTCCAAGGACCACAAAGGACAGGTATCGCTGGTGCATTTGATGCATTGGCAGCACAGTTTGATCAGCTGATTGCAATCAAGAGAAATAAAGTAGAACAATCTCAGGTTGCGAACGAGATACAACAGACTGAAACAAACGAAGTTCTTGAAGAGATCGAAGAGAACAATGATCTCAAGAAAAAATCTATTGAAGTTCAGCAAGATAGTATTCAACTTGCTAGAGAGCAGGCAACTGATGCACAGATAGCACAGACAGAATCTACTGCTGAAGAAAGAATTGCTATGCCTTCACTGGAGGCAATTGATAATCGTCGTGAAGATGATGAGGAGCAGGAAGAAGATAGAGGACAGAGCAATAGATTCACAGACTTCCTAGACTTCGGTCTGGATCTACTGGATGGTGGCAACTACTTCGGTAAAGCTGCCAGCGTAGGTAGACGTGGCATGGGTAGAGTTGTTAAACGAACAGCACTACGACTTGGTGGAAAGAAAGCAGCAAAGAGTGTCCTAGTAAAAGGTGCTCAAGCAGTAGCAACTAAAGCAGCAACAGCACTGGCACCTAAAGCAGTGCTAGGTTTCTTGCGTCCTATCTTCAAGCGCATTCCTATTGTTGGTGGACTAATTGACTTCGTTGTGTCTCTTGCTATGGGTGAACCAGTAGGCAGAGCAGCAGCGAAAGCAATCGGTGCTACGCTTGGTGGTGCGTTGGGTTCATTGATTCCTATCCCTGGTGTCGGCACTATCGCTGGTGGTATCCTTGGTGACCTAGTTGGTGGTGCTATCTATGATGCTGTAACTGGTGGAGCACCAGCAGAACCAACAGGAGATCCACAAGCAGCAGAGTCTGGAGCACCATCATCATTTGCTGATCAGTCTGGTGGTCTTGGTTTACCTGATGCACCCCCAGAAAAACTAGCATCAGGTGGTGTCATTGCAGGTGAAGCAGGACCAGAAGCTATCTTCAGTCTCAGTTCTACAACTGGTAGGAAGGTAGTCGAGCAGGTTGCACAAGTAAGTAATCAACCACTGTCTGCACTGCCATTCATCCTAGGAATCACACAGAATGTAACTGATCTAATCTCTGGTCCAGTCAAACCATACATCCAGCAGGAGATTGGAACACTAGAAAGATTGTTTGGCATTGCAAAGTTTAATGTCAGTGATGTTGTTGGTAATGGTGTGGATGCTGTCAAGTCTGTGGGTCAGAAGGTAGGCATCAACATTCCTGGAACAGGTGGTGGTGCTGACGGTGTAGATGCACAGAGCACAATGACAGGTAGCAGTGCTGCTGGTGGTCCAGCACCTGGCATCAACATGGGTGGTGGAGAAGGAAGAACAACTGCTGGTGCTGTCTACAAATACCTATTGTCTAAGGGTGTCAG